TCGTACTCGGTCTCGGTGACCTCGCCGGAGAGGATGCCCGCCGTCGATGCCTGTTGGTCATGCTTTAGGCGCTCGGGCGGCGGGAACTCGTGTCCGCATTCGGGGCAGGTGGCGTAGGCGGCGTGGATCACCGCGTGGCATTCGGGGCACTCCTTTGCGGGCGCTTCTCTGGACCCGCCGCTACGGTCTTCGACTTGCAGCGCATCGACCGGGCCGTGGCGAAGAATGTTGCCGCCGAAGTCCAGGACCAGGCAGTTTTCTTTTGACGGGTGCAGCCGGAATCCCCGCCCGACCATTTGGTAGTAGAGGCCCGGCGAGTTCGTGGGGCGTAGCAGCGCGACGCAGTCGATGTTCGGCGCGTCGAAGCCGGTGGTCAGCACGTTGACGTTGACCAGGTATTTCAGCCGGCCCTCCTTGAAACGGCCCAACGTTTCGGCACGTTCGAACGGCAGTGTTCCGCCACAAACGAACCCGCATTCGAATCCCATCTCGCCAAGAACATGCTGGACATGCTGGGCGTGCTTGACGCCGGAGGCAAAGATCAGTACCGAGTTTCGGTTGCCGGTGTGATCCACGATCTCCCGGCAGGCGGATCGGACCAGCGAGTCGTCATCCATCAACGCCTCGACCTCGCCCGCGATGAACTCGCCACCGCGAATATGCAGATTCGACGTGTCGGCCTTGCGTCGGCCCGCCTTGGTCTTCAGCGGGCACAGGTAGCCCTGGACGATCAGTTCACGGACGCCCACTTCGTAGCACACGTGGTTCAGCAGGTTGTCCGGGCCGCAGATCATGCCGGTGGTCATTCGGTACGGCGTGGCAGTCAGGCCGATCAGTCGGATGTTCGGATTGACCACCTTGGCGTCAGCCAGGAACGTGCGGTACATCCCCTCGCCGTCGGGGGGCAGCATGTGGGCTTCATCGATGCAGATTAGGTCGAAAGCGTCTAACTCAGCGGCCCGCCGATACACGCTCTGAATCCCCGCCACGATGATCGAGTGATCGGTGTCCCGGCTCTTGAGGCCCGCCGAGTAGACGCCGATGCGGTCCCACAGGTCCGGGGCCATGGCGTGGAGTTTTTCGACCGCCTGCTCGAGCAGTTCCTTCACGTGCGCCAGGATCAGCACCCGCCCGTTCCACTGGCCCACCGCATCGCGGCAGATGGACGCCATCACGGGCGTCTTGCCCCCGGCCGTCGGGATGACCACACAGGGGTGACCGTCCCGACGGCGCAGGTGGTCGTACACGGCGCTGACCGCCTCGACTTGGTACGGACGCAGCGTGATCGCCGGCGCTTGGGGAGGTGGCAGAAGCGACTGCATCAAATCTTGACCTCTTCGGAAACTGGAGGCTCCTCGCTGGTTGTGCGAGAGGGGCGGCTGGGATTGTCGTTCTCGATCCAGGCTTCCAGGGAATCGATAAGCTTGCGAGCGTAGTCCGCGCCCATCGCTGAGACGATGGCACGAGCGCCGTAGGCTGGATCGTGCGGCAGGTTGAGGTTGGTCTGGGCCAGGGCCGGACGAGGCTGGCGGACGGGGTTGGGGGAATCGGGGCCGCGATTCCGATGGCGGTTGATATTGCCCGTCTTCATTCGGGCGACCGTGCCGTGTCTGGTCTTGTAGGTACGGGGCTGACGTTCTGACTGCGCCTTTGGCGCAGTGAGGTCTTCACGGGTTCGACGAATTGTTGTCTCGCCGACCCCGCATCGCTTGGCGATCTCGCGGTTCGACCACTGGGACCATTCCTCATCTTCCAGCATCGTCAGCACGGCCTTGCGCTTGTCCGCGTTGGTGCGGCGTAGGCCGTGAGCCGCATTGGCTCCGACCGAGTAGAGAATCGCGTCACGCTGCGTGCCCTGGCGGACGTCGGCGAAGACGTAGTCGCAGTCGATCCGCTTGTTGGCCCAGTAGCGATGGAAGCCATCGGCCAGCCAGAAGGTCGCGCCGTCGAAGAAGACCGTCACTGGCGGCAGATCGACGCCAGTACTGTAGAGTTCGGCGTACTCGGCCACGACCCGCTCATCGATGGTCACGCGAGGCTGCGTGCCGCCGTCGATGCGAATCTGGTCGAGTTTCAAGGTCTTTATTTCAGTTGTCATGGATATGCTCACTTTCTGCCTTGGGGAACTTGCCGCCGCATAGCGGGCAGCGACGCAGGGGGAACTTATCGATCCGGATCACTACCTTGCCGCCCCTGACCGGCCGGCATCGCGCCACGACCAGCAGATCAATCTGACTGTCATCCTCATACACGCCCGCGTGGGCGAGCGAGTCCTGGGTGCATTTCAGTAAATTGTCCAGGTCGCGACGCCTGCGGTCCGGGGGGAAGGCGTCCATCGCCAGGGCAACCCGTCCGCTATAAGGAGGTTTTTTCCCGCCACCACCGCCGAGAGTAGCGCAGATTGCTCTGCGGTACTCCCGGCCCTGGCGGCTGATCAAAGTGCGCGGTCCAACCCGGCGGTAGTAGTGGTTCACGCTTGGGGGCCAGGGGAGGTCTATCCGCATACATTCCCCTCCTGTTCTCCCGTCGCTTTCGCGATGAGATCATGAGCGGAACGCACCATGTCTGGCCAGCCCATGACATGGTTGTCCTCGCAGACTTGCTCGTACTGCCTGAGCACGAGTTTGAGCGTGTCCAGCAACTGTGGGGCCGTTACGATCAGGCGTGCGTTTGCCTCACCTTCCGACGACATGTATCCGAGCACGTTGGCGACGTCGCAACGGTGCGTTCCATCGTTATCAGCCGGCCCGAAAATATAGGGGCCGTTCTGTCGCCAAGGGCCGGGGGTATGTTCAAGTTGACTCATCCTTGCCACCTCCTTATCGTTTCCAGGGCGGCGTGTTGTCGGTCGTCGGGGCCTGCTGAGGCTGCCCGGCGGCCGAAGCCTTCGGTTCGTAGCCCTTGACCTCGTTGGTCAGCTCGCCCGTGTCCTCGCGCTTCTTGCACTTCACGGTGACCACCAGCGGGAGGTTGTGCAGCTCGACCGAGTCGCCCGGCTGCATCACACCCACAGCCCGGCAGATCGCCGAGAGGTTGCCCCTGGCGATCTTCTGCGCCAGGTCATTGGGGTGGTTGATGCACAGCCGATCCCATACCTTGCGGCCCTTACAGTCGCCGTCGAGGACGGTGAATTCCAACTGCAGGTAGCTGCCGTCACCACGCTTTGTGGTTTTCATTTCGCTTGCGGTGATGATTGCCAGGTATTTTCCTGCGGGGATGGGCTCGAACGGAGCGGTGGGTTCGACTTCGTTGGCGTTGAAATTGTTCAAGTTAGCCATGGGTCAGTTCTCCTTACTGTTTGTGGCTTCTTCGGTGAGAGCCTGCATCAGTGCGGGCCACGACAGGGGGAGCTCGCTGGGCAGGGAGTAGCGGTTCTTCGCCAGGATCACGTTCGTGCCCTCGGTCAACAGGAAACGGCGGTCGTCGCTTCGGAAGGCGTACAACACACAATCGCTCCATTCGATGAAGGGCGGCGCGATCCATTGAGGAAGGTCGGGCGAGGCGAGGCGCTGGTCGTAGCCCTCGGGCGTGGTTATCTTCGCATTCGTCGCGTGGGCCAGAAGAATGATCGCCACGCCCTGGTCGGCCACGGCGTTGAGCATCGGCAGAAGGTCGCGGTAAACGATGTTCTGAACGATCTCGCGCGCTTTGAAATAGCCACCGTGGGCGGTGCCCAGCGTGTTGACCATCCAGTCGATGGTGTCGATGGCGAGCGCCGAAACGCCCTCTGGCGGTGTGGTGGCCAGCTCGACCAGCCATTTGCGCATCTGCGGCCAGGACTGCAGGTACGGCGTGCGAGTCAGTCCAGGTACAGCGCCGGCCCCATTCTCGCAATCCAACAGGATCGCTTCGGCCGAGGCCGCGAACGTGGTTTTACCGACGCCCGGCTGGCCGTAGACGATCATCTTCGGCGGTGCCGGCGTGGTGCTCGTAATCAGTGAGTTCATCAGTGTCATGGGCTATGTCTCCTGTGCGCCGGGATAAACCGGCAAGGTGTTGTGAATGAAAGAGTCATACGTTGAAGGGTTAGCGGCCCACGACGGCCCCGAGTCATGCGTCTGCGTTCGCGAGGACGCA